TTTCAATCATTGCTGCATAACCGTCAGGCACGTCTAGCTCTTGAATAGTATCATCACCCATGGCTCCAAAAGCGTTATTCCACACTGGTCGCTCTCCAAGGCGAACCATGGCAACAGTGTGTAACGCATATTGGAACCAAGAGTTCCAAGCTATAGTGCCTAGCAGTCCAGATTTCATTATTCCACAGACTCGTTGTTCCATATGACAGCCATCTTGCCACTTGAATTCAGCTTGCGAGAACACGGATATTAACCTATTTTTCACTCGCAGCTGCCAATCCAAAGACTCAGACACATTCATACGAAGTGTGAAAGCGTATAATAAATCAACGAGCCATCCTTGGACAGTCCAATCCCATGCCTCCTTGTCATAACAAATCGGCTTGTGTATACGAGAACGCATCCATCGATATCCGCCACCACTGGGAGCCCACCCAGCCTTGTTGGGAAGGGAATCCCAGTTAGTTTGTAATTCCATGAACCACTGTCCAAATAAAAAATAGTCAATCATACGATCCACGAAACTGACGCCAGATATTAGACGCCAGGCGTGGTTTTGGGCTTTCTTTTGTTTATGTGGTTCTTCTTTCACGAAAACATAAATAGGGTCCGCCGTAGGTCTATAGAAAAGGTCACTCCATCGCTGCATAAAATAATGATAAATATACCTAGTCTTATGTTCATCGACTCGATATCCATTCCATCCAAGGAGATCCTCCATTGTGCTGTGCTCTTTCTTAAAAGGCCAGCCAGGGGAGGATTTCCAAGACTTCACTGTACGATATATACCGTCGACGAATTTTTCATAAGAAATTAAATTACAATAATTATTTACATACATATTAGCAAATTTAGTTTTGGAGTAAACGATCTCTAAGTGCTGTAGAGCCTTCTGTAAGTCTTCTTCAGTTGGCTCAATAGTTTTTGATCGTGCGGCCCAATGCTTTCCGGAATGATAGCACAGAGATCTGATAACAGCTTCTGGTTCTCTTGGAGGCCAACAATATGTCTTAGAAGTTTTATACGCTTCTTCGTTGACGCTTCGGAATTCGTCGTCTGTGATGATATTGTTCCTAAGATCTTCTCTTGGTTGGATTGGTCCACAATCGTGTCCGTACCTTCCAATACAATCGACTTGTCCGAAGCAGGTCCAGCCGCCCCCGAATACTCGGCAGCAGGCACAACAGTAGTGACTGTTTTGGGACACAACCTCGACAACTCGTTGATCTGCTTGGACATGCTCGCTTGTGATTCCCGATAATCCTTGGCCATTTGTTGGAGTTGCTCCTGCAACATCCTGGTCTCGGCTTGATGAGCTTTCCTCATCGCCACCTGTTGATTCATCATCTCCTCCAACAAAGTCTTGTGTGAGGCGGGGTCGCAATGCGCCCCGCCTTTGGAGTTTTCCGGTGGTGTATCAACATGTTCAATAAAGACACCATCCTCAATGCCTTCCAGATCATCCATCGGGTAATCATCAAGTGAGTCACGGTACACGTCAGGTATATCATCATAATCCGTCGTGAAGTACTGCCCCGTACTCAAGATTTTAACCTGGTACTCCCTAGGATTATAAGGTGAGCTTCTAAAGACTACATTCTTCGGATCTTTCTCAAATTCACGTTCTAAGTACTCTGAAGTACCCTCGAACCGTTTCAAGCAAGAC